AACCGAATATAAAGGAATTCAACCAGGAAAATCACGTAGAATAAGTGTTTTTCCAGATAATGCTACTTCTTACACTTCTTCTTCTTCAAATGCAGATATTTTTTTTAGTCTGCCGTCCGCGAAAAACGCATTTTTTATTACTAACTGCACACAATTAGTCTTCGATTTAACATGCAATTCCACTTTCGTCACTGACCCGGTTTTATCTTTAGCTAATGGTAACCCAAGCTCATTAATTCAAGCACTTGAAACTATCGTGCAAAATCAATCCGTGGAGAATTTGCTCAACTATAACGTGTATGCCAATATTATGGCTGACTTACAAGCCTTAGGTCGTTCTACCACAATGGGGACTTTTAACGGAAGCACCACTACATTAAAAGCAGGTATTCAATTGAATGGTGCCACTACTGTCGATGGTGCTGTAATTAGATGCTCTATTCCTTTGTATTCAGGAGTTTATGGTCTCGGTGCAGAACAATATCCTCCTTGTATCGACGGTGCCAGACTCCGCATGACCATGGCTTCTACTGCTGTCGGTCTAAAATTTGCTAATATTACTTCCTATACTTCTGCAGTTTATAAATTATCAAATATTGCACTCCAAATGGAAGTCATGGACTTAGATTCTGCAACCTTCAACGCCATTGTTCAACAAGGTGGTGGAGTACTTAAACAACATTTAACGGCCATAAATAACTACCAGGCAACTATTTCTGCCTCTACGGCAAATAATGTGTTAATTCCTGCCAGATTCAGCTCTGTTAAAGCATTACTCACTTGTTTTAGATTAAGTGCAAACTTAGCGAGCCCTGAAATTTATAACATACCAGGAGACCGTCTGTGCCCTCAACTATCGAGCTATTTTTGGACAATAGACGGAGCTAATACTCCCTCGGTACCAATTCGTGTAGGGGCTTCTGCAACCTCAATTTATACTGGGGAGGTGATGTCTGAAATTCAAAAAGTCTTTGGTGCATCAAATAGCCCTCAATTCGACGTTGTATTCAATTCAACAATCTTCAACAATCTTGTAGGCACAAGCGGCACAGGTTCGTTCTTTATCGGTCAAAATTTCGAATCCAGTGATAGTTCTGGTTCTGCTTTGCTCTCAGGTCGCGATTTGAATAGTAGCAACGTGTATTTAAATTTAACTCACTATGCAACCGCATTAGCGTCAGTTGTTGATACATTTTGCTTATATGATGTAGTTTTATCTTATATGATGGACGGCAGTGTTTCTATGTCTAAATAAAAAAATAGCTTAATGGCTTAAAATATCGTGTAAATAAATAAATTAAAAAAATAAGTATCAATAATTTTATAGTTATTAATACTTTATATAGGAATAAATTCTAAGTATATATAATGGATGATATAGACCTTATTTTAGAAAAGATAAGAATCAATTCCGCTTTACATTCCGTAAATCATAAGAAAAGATATATCACATTAAAAACGCGACTTAAATGGTATAGGCTTCCTGTCATCATACTTTCAGCATTTAACTCTATTTTTTCAATCGGCTTACAACCATTCATGGAACAATCAATTATATCTGTAGTAAATAGTTTATTAGCATTAATATGTGGAATCATAGGAAGCATCGAATTATATTTACAACTTAATCGACAAATGGAACAAACACTTATTTCATCTAAGGATTTCTATGAACTTGCTACAGATATATTTAAATACTTATCATTAAAACCTGAAAATAGACCCATCAAGGCGAAAATATTTATAGAAGATATTTATAACAGATATACGAAACTAAGCCAATCATCTTTATTATTAAAAAAAAAAGTAGATGACCATTTAACAAATTATAAACTTATTTCTATAGATGGCGAAATACCAAATGTACCAATGCTTACAGATTTAGGAGATTACACACCAACAACAAGCGAAGGAGGTGTTTAAAAATATTATTAAATAAATAAATTAAATTTCTATGAATTTAAAAAAAAATGTAATATATATATCTTCTTTTGATATATATAAGCATGAAAATCGAAGAGATAGATAAGAGTGATTTAGTAATCAAACCAACAAAACAAAGCATTGATAATATTTTAGATGTGCCACCACCACTACCCAACAAGTGCAGTTTAATTCTGGTGAGTGGCGGGATGGGAACAGGAAAATCAACTTTTATAGCTAATTTATTTAAAGCTACAGGAAAAAATAGAATCTATCGAAAAGTATTTGAAAATGTCATGTATGCGACACCTCAAGAAGTATTTGATAGTGAAGAGAACCATATATTTAAAGGACACCGCTCCTTATATCACGATTTAAATCAGGATACATTTGATAAAATATATGACCAATCAATAGCAACAAAAGACGACGGCGGAAATTCTTGCTTAGTCATCGATGATTTTAGCGAGCAATTAAAGAATAAAAAGACTGAATATAACTTAAGAAAATTAATTAATAAACATCGTCATATGAAATTAAATATTATTTTATCAGTATTAAACCAGAAAGCATTAGCTAAATCATTACGCGCTTTAATTGATGTTGTTATTTTATTTAAACCTAAATCAATGGTTGAAACAGAAAACTTTACACAAGAAGTATTTGGATTAACAAAACAAGAAACAAAAGCATTGTTTGATTATGTTTTTGATGAACCTTATAACTTTCTTATGTATAACGCACGTACGCACACGTTCTATAAAAATTTTAATCGATTGATTATAAAGGATGATGAATAAATAATTACTTAGGAAAATCAAAAATAATTATTATCATTATATATATATATACATGCCAAAAACTAAACCTGAACTAAAAGGTAAGTTAAAAAGGAAAGGAAAACGAGCTAAAGAAAGAACGCAAGTTATTAAAATAGTTGTTCAAACTCCAACTACTAAAGCTTCTAAACCAGCACCATTTAAAACGGGAATGAATCGTGATATACCTCTTGGTGGTGCAGGTGGGTCGCCTAATTTATTAGCTAATCTATTAGCATCAAGACAAGCCCAACCTGCCCAACCTGCCCAAATAATTCAGACTCCTGACCAATTCAATATCCAACAAGATATTAAAAATATTAAGGAAGATATACAAAAACAAAGACAAAGACGTGAATACCCAATAGATATACCTGAAGGTGAAAAAGTTAAAATAAAGGTCAAAAAAGAATTGGAACCCGATGCCCAAATTATAGGCCAACAAAATAAAGAATATAGTGCAGGAGGTGCTAATAAAGAAAAAGTTCCTTTAAAACAAAAACCTAATGCTATGTCACCTGAACAATTAGCACAAGACTTATATAATGAACATGGCATAACTGTTGATTATAGTCATTCATTAAGAGGCATGGAATCAGTTGGAGCTAATCCGACTAATATATTTTAAATTTATTTTAGATAAAATAATATAAAATAATATCTCATATATATATATAAATATAAAATGGATTCAAAATTTATGACAAGTTTAAAAGAAACTTTAAATAATGAAAAGCTAAGTCCCAAGACCATAGAAATGTACATAATCAAACTTCGTATTTTAAATGAGAATAAGATATTTGATAATTTAAGTTTTTTAAAAAAGAAAGCTATTATTAAAACGAAATTAGAAGCAATACAAAATGATAATACACGTAAATCATATGTTGCTTCCATCGTATCTATTCTAAACAGACAAGAAGGAAAGGTGTGGCAAGATTTAAATAAATACTATAAGGAATTATTTTTAAAAGAACGAAATATATTTAGTGAAAAACCGGCTCACGAGAAGAGCGAGACCCAAAGCGAAAATTGGATGTCATGGGAAGATATTATTAAAATTCATGATGAATTAAAAAATAAAGTAGATGAAGTTCAAAAGAAAAATAGATTAACAAATGCTGATAAAAAACTTATAGAGAATTATTTTTTATTATGTTTATATACTCAACAGCCTCCGAGAAGAAACAGTGATTACTACTTTATGAAAGTAGGACAAGGAGATGACGAGAAAACTAATTATGTAGATTTAAATGATG